GGAAGTCTTCCTCACCAATTGCTTTTGCCATGGTTAATGGTACGTACGGGCAATAGAACAAGCCAGCATCGTAAGGGTTAGAACCACGGTAGCCAACACAAACATAGTCAGCAGCAGCATACGGGTCGATGTATACTTTGATTCTGCCGTTGAGTAGACCAGCAAATGTATTACCAGTGTCATCTACGTTCAAGTTAGTAGCAAGGGCTGGGCTGTAATCAAGCATGCCAGCAGCAGCAAGTGCAGAAGCGACGTCTGAAGAAACGATAACATAGTTACCTTTGCCTCTACGTGTTTCTTTTGCAATGATGTTAGCTTCTCTTTCGATTTGCATGATGAGACCTTTGAACTTCTCAGCCATCCATCTGCCGTCAGAGTCAGTGCTTAGGTCGAATGCGCCTTTAAGAGCAACGTTAGACTGTTGTGCACCAAGCTTAGCTTTTGTAAGAACAGTTCTTACAACTTCTCTGTTGATTTCAGCAAGAATTTCGCTAGACAAGATGTTAGCAAGCTCAGATTCAGCGTCTAGGCCGTGAACTGCTTTAAGATCTTGTGCTAATTCCATTGTGTACTCAGCTTTCAGAGCTCTTGACTTGGCAGTAACGGTTGATTTCTCGATTGAGAAAGCCATTTCACCAAATGCGTCGCCTGTGTTACCAAGAGCTTCAGCAGCTGCTGTAGTAAGGCCAGAACCGAAAGTAGATACGTTAGTTTCGTCAGACAATGTATTGTCTGCGTCACTATCAGTTACACCCAACAGACCAGAAGGATCAGTTTCCTGAGTTCCTGTACCTGAGAAAGTAGAATCAGCTTCGTCAACCATAGCTTCAGTTCCACCCTGATTGGTGTACTTGCTCTTCATTGCGAAGATAAGACCAGTTGGTCCAGTCATTGGCTGTACGCCAGCGATATCATAAGCAATCAAGTTAGGCATTGCACGTCTTACCAAAGAGATAAGTACGGGGTCAAAACCAGCTACGCTTCCGCCAGTTTGGTTAGCAGCAGTTTCGTTTAGGTTGAAACCTTGATGAGCACGCTCTTCTTTCATAGCGACTTCTTGGTTTTCTAGCAATCTTGCAGTGACTGCTTTTTTATACTGGTCCTGGATTGGAGAAGCTTCGCTGTGCTCCAATACCGGGCTCCATTTTTCGATTAGATTTTTATCTTGATCAAACATTTTAATTTCCTCTATATGGATATTGTTTATTTATTTATTAGATTTTGCAATTGCTTGCATGTATCTAGTCATTGAATCGGAATGAGCTTCATCATTAGAATGCTCAGACCCGATTAACTCGGTTACCTCAGAAACAGTTTCGACAGTTTCTTTAGCGAAGTATGATTCTTTGATGGTTTTCACTTTCATTTCGAAAGATTCAGCATCAGTAAAATCAAGGTCTTCTACCAAAGAAGCAAGCTTTTCTGCTTCAGTTGAAGCCAAGTCAGAAGATTGATTACGCACGATTTCAGTACGGGCAAAAGCCTGTGTTTTTTCGTGAAGTGCAATGTTTTCTTCAGTGGTTTTATTGAGTTGTTCTTCAAGCTCAGTTACTTGCTCGGACAATTCGTCGAACATATCAACCTTACCTTCAGGAATTTCAATATAGTGCTCTTTAAATACACCTTGCAAAGAGGTCATGAATTCTTCTGCAATCTCAGACCGGAGACCGGTTTCAACTGCAAGTTCATTCTCCTTCATCCAACCTTCAACAACGTAAGAAAGGTAGGAATCTACTTTTTCTACGAGGTCAGATTTTAATGAAGATACTTCTTCTTCAAGATTTTGAGCATATTCTACTTCAAGACGATCAATTTCTGTACCTACTTTGGCTTTCAAAGCAGCTTCGAAAATAATTCCTGCTTTATCACGAAATCCATCAGATAAAGTGGCTTCTTCGGCTACCATAGCATCAAGGTCTTCTTGGTAATCGATGTGTGCAACATCAGCATCTGTCTTATCAACAGTTTCTTCTGCAACAACTTCTTCACCATCTACAACCTCAACACCTTCGACAACCTTAAGCATGCTGGCAAAGATTTTTTGAGCGTCTTCTTTTTTAGATTTTTTTAACATATCATAAGCAGCGCTAACGATACCCGCTTTGGTTTTTGGCATTTCCATTTTGGGAGAAGGCTCTTCAGACTCATCGTCTTCGTCTTCTTCCTCTTCTTCATCGCCATCAACTTCCACTTCGGCTTCATCTTCGTCTTCCGACGTAGGTTTAGCTTTCGCTTCTTCAACATCCACAACTTCCTCGTTTGACTCAACTTGTGTTTCATCAACGAGCGTTTCTGTTTCCTGAATTTGCTCTACATCATGATTGTCTTCTACTTTAATGTCTTCAGACATATCATTCTCTCCTATAAGAGTTATACAAGTTTCGAGAGGAAATTTTTGAACGCTTTAATCTCAGTGTCAGAAGAACTAACACCTCGAGCGGCTTTTATTTCAGTCTCAATTAATTCAATTTCCTGAGGTTTCAAGATACCGTTGTCCCAGATCCAGTCGACACCCTCCATAATACCATTAACGAATGCTTCTGGAGCACTCGGATCCTGTACTATATCAACAGTTGCCAACATAAAGTCATCTTTGACATACATTGTACCATTTTTTCTCTCAAGACTACCCATACCACGACTTGATACACCAAGCTTAACGCCACCCTCAAGTAAACCACTAACGATATTACCCATTGGAGTATTAAGAATTGATGCCTTCCCGATAACATTATTGCCCTCAAATTTGAGTTCAGTAATCTTATGCGAAACTTTGTCTAGATTGATTGATGGACCTTCTGGGTGATTTAATTCACCAACAGCTCTTCCTGTCAATACTTGCTCATTAACATACCTGTTAACAGCATTCTCTAGAATATTTCTTTCATAAATGCGACCGTTCCTATTCTTGGATTCGGCCTGCATAAAAATTCCTTCGATAACAAAATTACATTTGCCATCTTCTTTTTTCTCAGTAATGATTTGTAAATCACTACCGTCTGTATATTCTGCAATTAACTTCATAGTTCAAGCTCCTCGCCCATTAGTTGAATAAATTCGCTTGCAGATTTTTCTGCATCCTTAACGGATTTATAATTATCATCTAATTTATCACCATTAATATACACGGTGAATGCCCTACCTTTTTGAGCGATAGTAACAGTTACTTTTTTCCTCTTACCTGACTTAAAGGATTTTACTTCCTTTTCACCACTGGCAATTTTTTCTTGCAGTTGTAAGAATGTGATAGCCATATAATTACTCTTCTTCGGTCTTAGATGGTTTAGCCACAATACTAGCAGCCACCTCAATCTTTTTCGCTGCGATTGCGTCAGTAAGTTTCTGGTGAATTACTTCTTTAAAAGCCACGCCAGCTTCTATATTATTACCAGATTGAATTGCGTTAATTATTGTATCTGTACTCATTTCATTGTTCCTGTATTATATTTATAATATTTATAATCCCAACGCTACATTAAATCGAGATTAATATCGTCTGTGCCTTCGCCGTCTTTCTCTTCTTCTTCCATCTGCTTCTTGATTTCTTCAATGTCTTCGTCAGATTGCTTGAGAATATTCTTGCGAACCCACTGGTTTGAAACGTACTTACCAATATATTCATCTAATTGTGAAAGCATTTCAAACCGTTCTCTCAGAATCTCGTTTTGTTTTAGTTCTGAGAAATAGTTATCTTCGATATAATCGAAGGCGATATCTTCTTTCCAGGTATCCCAGTCTTGACGAGTAATAACACCCTTTAATAACAACTGGGTCTTAATCAGTTGTAAGAAAATATCAGAAAATCTTCTACGAAGTCTATCAATAAACTTCTTAAATTTAACTTCATCACGCGAGATCTCGGTGGATCTACCTAGCGTAAATGATGCTTCTTGTTCTAAACGATTCAATGGAACATTCAATGCTCTATATAGTTTCTTTTGAAAATACAGAATATCATCAATCTGCCCTAGGTTTTCACCGCCAGGAAGAGTAGTAATCTCTGTACCTCTACCGCCCTCTCTACGAGGAAGGAAGAAATCTTCAAGCATCGACATATGTTTACGATCGTCTTTAATATCACCAGTACTGGCATCGTATACCAATTTGTTTCTATACTGGCTCATAATACCACGTAGGTATTCTTCTGCTTTACCTTTCGGCAAGTTACCAACATCGATATAAAAAATTCGACGTTCAGGCGCACGAGAGATTCTATAAATTACTAATGAATCTTCCATCATGCGAAGTTGGTTAACAGGCTTAATTGCCTTCTGCATATGTGACAATATGCGCTTACGAGAAGGGTCAAGCATTCCGGATGTTGAATACGCAACAGAATCTTTATGAATCTTAAGTGCAGGTTGGCTTCCACCATACTGAGTCTGATACACGAAATATTCTGTTGAGGACTTAACTAATTTTGCCCCGGTTTTAGGATCTTTTTCTTCTTCTACTTCTTTGACTTTACGAAGCCTAATTGGGTCGATATAACGTAATTCTTTAATACCCCTTTTAGGATTCTTATTATCGATGATAATGTGATATGGTAATCTTCCGTCAATATACCACTTTCTAAAAAGGTCATGTCCAGTATTACTGAAATTCATCAATGACAATACAGAATCAAATTCTTCTCTTACTGCCTGTTTAATAGCATCCGAGACATCTAATTTGTCTAGTATAATATTAACAGGAGCCGAATCGTGGTCACCCACAATAGCTTCATTAACAATATCAGAGATTGCCGCATCGCACTCAGGTTGTGATGCAATATCACGATACTTAACAATAAGTTCAGCCTCGTTCTTAGCATTATCACCGTCTAAATCTACGTACGCACCGAAATGCCCACCGGTCGTAATTACGCCAGCGCCATCGCTTTCAGTGTCCGCAACAAAAGAAACTGGTTCTTCTTCGCTCTTTCTTTTTATTGAGAATCCAAAAAATTCTGCCATTTTACCTTCTATCCTATATAGTAACTATCGGGAGAGGAAATATCCCTCTCCCTTTAGTTTTATTTATACGCTTTTAAGAAGTTGTTCCTGATTCCCAGTACTGTACTTGGAGTTCAACAGTGAACTCTTCGATAGTATTTTCAGAATCATAACTAACATCAATCGCGCTCAAGTTAGTCGGGAAACAACCACGGACATCATATGTCTTGGTTACTTCACCGGCTTTATTCAACTGCTCGATAATAATATCGGCTTGATAGTCAGTTGGGTTAGAGAGTCCAGTGTTATTAACATGTTCGTTAATACCGTTCATCCATCTCTCAAATGCGTTACGAACTTTAAAATCTACGTCATTAATGATAGTAAGATTCATTGGTTCAAACGTTCTGTCACCAGCGATTTGCAACTGTCTTCCACGGAATGGAATCATAATTGGTGCAACAATCGATGCTGGCATCTGAGCGCCTTTACACATGAAGGATGTGAACTCTACATCACCTTGAGCATAACCCGGAAAGTTACATGTCACTTTGAACATGTTGGCCCGAGCACCGCCGCCGGTTAATTTTGACTTAAAGTCATCTACGCCTAAAATAGCCATTGTCTAATCCTCCCTATGATCCAGCAATTTCAGAGAACTCAACACCAGTTCTCGTTGCTAT